ATGGAATACAAAGACTAGATGATAATCCCTTAGGTAAATTTAAGATTGTAACTAGACATGAAACAGTTTTAGATTTAGCACCACATGCAATTATCACATACGATGAAATTGATCAAGATTACATAGACCAATTTTCTAAAGAAGATTCAAAAAGTCTTTGGGCCATACACCCGCAGTGTATAGGCTCTACCTTGGAAGAATTGCTTAGACTTATCATAGAATGGGGTCTAGCGTATTTGGAGTTTGGCAATAGGGAACCAATAGCAGTGATTAGCGATAGGGTGCTCAGAGCGATTCAAATGCCCTTAGAAGTGAGAAATGCTTTACTAGAGATACCTGCACAAACGGTAGAAAAGTATATCAAGAATGATTCCACACTACTTATTAAAGATCAAGAGGATCCGATAGTGCCAGAATTCGTTAAACATTGGATTATGGAAATGTATCGAACATATTCTAAAAGACTAAATGATCAAGAAGTATACGTAAATACTCTGCTAGACTCCTATCCAATGTGATATAATAATTGTTTAGAATTTTGACGAAAGGTAAATATGGACGATTTAGATATTAACATTCTAGTTCAAACATTCAGCGAAAAAATTGGCCAGTTAACAACCGATTTGGTCATAAAAGAGGCAACGATTAAGCAGCTGAACATCAAAGTCGCAAACTTAATCGCTGCAATGCAACCAGGTAAAACAGAAAAAACAATTAAACAAACAAAAACAGACAACTTTGAGTGAGGTAAATAAAATGTCAGAAGAAACAACTGAAATAATTGAAGAAATTCAAACAACTGAGCCAGTAGAAGCTAAGGAATTTTCAATTGAAATTAAGATTTCAAATGCAAATCTCCAGTACAGAAGCGATTTTAATGAAGCAGAGACAATTTTTTGGATTGAAGCTGTTAAAAATATCATTATGAAAAACGCTTTTGATAAAGCTAATCTCGACGTTAACTGATTAACTTATAAAAAAACACCACTTTAGCTACTATTATATATAGTTTTCATATTGGAGAGATACATGGCAGTCTTTGACTATTTGCCGTTTAGGCAAGTTGATAAAAATAATAATTTTACAGCCAAAGCACTAGATGGCGAAGAAATCAAATCAGTTAGTAGATCGATGAAAGTCGCATCGTTAGCTCTCGGTTTTCAAGGTAATACTTATTTTTATAGCAAAAGATCTACATTCGAACCTTCTCCGTATGATTTCCATAGAATCATGCAGGCAGCTGACACCGATTCATATGTAAAGCAGGCTTTAAATAAATATAAAGAGTTATTCTGGAAAGAAAATTGGAAAATTGTAGGTGAAAATCCTGAAGCAATTTCCTACTTATATCAAAGAATAGATTATATGGAATTGGCAATGAAGCGCCCTTTCTTAGATTTTCTAATAGAAGTCACAGATCATCTCTTTAAATATGGGAACGCATTCATTGTTAAGGCACGTGGAGACATATCGGAATACTTTCCAAGTCCTTTAGAGGGAGTCAATGCTAGTCAGCCTGTTGTTGGTTATTACTTAATACCTACTGAGCAAGTAAGGATTTTAAGAGATAGACACAATAGACCACAGAAGTATGAACAGAGCACAGATCCGCTGACGTATATGCCATCAGATCGTGACCCTGTATGGAGCGCAGACAAAGTCATTCATGTCTATATCGACAAGAAAACTGGCAGAGCATTTGGGACGCCATTCATAGAATCGGCCTTGGATGACATTGTCGCTCTTCGACAAATCGAAGAGGATATTCAAAACCTGGTTCATAGAGAACTATTCCCATTGTACAAGTACACCATAGGAACTGCAGATCAACCAGCAGAACCTCATGAGATAAGCACCGCTGGCCAAGAATTAGAAAATCTTAGAGCAGAAGGTGGATTGATTTTACCTTTCCGTCACAACATAGAAGTTATCGGGGCTGCCAATACCGCACTCGATGCATCTAAGTATCTTGATCATTTTAAGGAAAGAGTATCTGTTGGATTGGGTGTTGCGCCTCATCACCTTGGTATGTCAATGGGCGGCGGTAACAGATCAATGACAGATAGATTGGATACAGCTCTTTACGACAAGGTCAAGCAATATCAAAAGCTTTTCTCTGAAATGGTAAGAGTACATTTGTTTAATGAGCTTTTACTTGAAGGTGGATTTGACCCTATGACTAATCCACTTGAAAGTGATGCGTCAGATCGTTGTTACTTTAAGTTCAACGAAATAGATGTTGATACTCAAGTTAAAAAAGAAACTCATACTATTCAAAAGTTTACAAGTAATTTAATAGGACTGTCAGAAGCTAGAATGGAATTAGGCATGGACGCCGATCACGATCCAAAAGATTTCTATGCAGCTATTCAATCACAAATTCAAATAAATGCGAATAAAAAACAAACAGAACTAAGTGCTTCACTGAAGTCTAAAGACGCCACTATGAACGCCGACAAACAAGAGCCAGCACAAAAAGGTCAAACAAATCTTCCTAATAAAAGAAAAGGTGCGGGTAATGTAATTCGCCCGACTAATCAGCAGGGAAGAAGCAGCTCAGCAAATATTAGAAGATCAGATAACGCTTGGTTGACACTAGTTGAAAATGCGCTTGAATCAGAGTATACTATAGTTTATACAAATGATGAAAAGGATGAAATCAATGTCGAACAAAATGATAATAAATAATGAAAAATTATCCCAATACCTAGGAACAGAAGACGCTGTTAAGGGCCTTCAAAAGGTCGTAGATAATGGTCAAACTAGATTAGCTCTTGAAGTAATTTTCGATATCATTACCCAGCTAATTGATAGAATCGATACACTTGAAGAGATTGTATCCACTAAAGAAGATCTATCTCCTGAGCCCGCGCCTACACCCGCGCCCGCGCCCGCGCAAGAGAAACCAATTACGAAGGCAAAAGAAACTACCACTGAAATATCAGAGGAAGAAAAGAAATAATTCATGAAACTCTTAATTGGGACTCCAATGTACAAGAGATCATGGATTCTTCCACATTGGATACGTTGCCTGATAAACCAATCAGTTAATTTCAAGGAAATTGGTTTTGTTTTTGAAGTTTCTCCAGATGATAAAGAAACAATAGCTTCATTAGAAGCTTGGAAAAGATTCGATAAAAATATACCTTACTTTGAAATTAAGGTAAGAGAAGATATTCCTCATTTTGAACATTCAAACAATGGAAGACAATGGAATATATCTAAGTATGTAAATATGGTTTCTTTGAGAAACTCTCTATTGCAAACAGTTAGAGATATCCAACCAGATTATTATTTTAGTTTAGATTCAGATATTCTATTAACAAATCCAAATACAATAGAACTATTAATAGCTCATATTAAAGCTGGAGCAGATGCAGTTAATCCACTCATGTTTATGACGCCAATTGGAACACTATATCCGAGCGTCATGGACTGGAGACAGGATGATACATCAAAAGCTTATAGAAAAGAAAAATATGAACTTGGAACATATTTTCAATCAGATGTAATAATGGCTGCAAAAATGATGAGTAAAGATGTATACAACAACATCTCTTACGATGTTCATCAACAGGGTGAAGATGTCGGCTGGTCACTAGCTTGCAAAAAAGAAAATTTTAAGCTATACTGTGCATCGTATATTTACGCTCCACATATTATGTCAGAAGTATTTTATCAGTCATTTCTCCAAAACGGAGATAATAGATATGAATCTTTATCAGACAACTATGCTAAAGTCTGATATATTCATATAAATTTGTTTAATGTTATAAAAATAAACTTACTATATAAAAAAGAATTATACATCAATAGGTGATTTACATGTCATTTGACTTTATAGAAAATTTTACATTAGAACTTCCTGACTTCTCTAAGTCGGATATCAATTTTTCAGAGTCATTTAATTCAAAGCACGGTTTAATAATAGAAGTCGCTGCAATCCATGAGGGTCTCACTTCTAACTACAATAATTATTCCGCACAAGAATTAGAAAAAGCACTCCAATCATGGGTGGATCCATATCCAAAGCCAATCATCCTTAATCATGATTTAAATACAGAAGCTATTGGCAGGGTTATGGCTGCAAAAATGGACAAAGAAGAAGATGGTTCCTCATTCGTTCGTTTACAAATAGCAATTACTGATCCCGTTGCTGCTCAAAAAGTTCTTGATAAGAGATACTTGACTGGCTCCGTTGGCGGAAGGGCTGGTAAAGCAGTCTGTAGCGTCTCAGGAGAAGATTTAGCAACAGAAGATGCATCAGGCAGGCCGAAGGTTGTAAAATACAAAAGAGGCAAAGTTTATAAAGGTAAACTCGCTTATGTAGATATGCAAGACATTAGCTTTAAAGAGTATTCATTCGTCAATCAACCCGCAGATCAAAAGTCTGGCGTTAGATCCCTAAAAGCTGTTGATGGTAAAGCAGAGCTTTTTGATTCAGAAAATTGGATTGCACGAAGTAACGCATTTGTTTTAAGTATGGATAATGAGGATATCTTCTCAATTCAAGAGAATAGATCAATTCTTTCTGATATGAAGAAGAAAGAGTCTAAGCCAATTTATCTCCAACTAAAGGGAGCATTTCTAACGGCCCTGTCCATACAGGAGAACGAAAATTACAAATACAATGATAGTTCATTACTATCTGATCAGAATAAAAATATCGATAATTGTCAGGAGAATTCCAATATGGATCAAGACACTAACGGCGATGATATCCT